GTGTACCATATGAAGACAAAACGATGTTGCTGTTGAACGAAGTACCATCAGCAGCACAGATGGAAACACGAAGGGAATTACCATAGGAACCTGGATACTTGGCAATCCATTCTGTGGAAACATCGAACGTACCAGATTTCAACACATAATCGTGTTGATTCTTGACGATAAGACTTTGGAAGTATGTTGGGGGAGATGTATTACCGAATGCTGTGGTAACCCCTGGGAAATTAGCATTAAAGATACCAGCCAGCGAAACACCAGGAACTGCGGCGGCGGCATCGTATCGGGTATTCCAGGTAGTCCCGTTCGGGAAGGATTGGGCTGCGGCAGTGGTGTTGGCTGCTCGTGAAAACCACAGAGCCCCACCATACGATAAGAACGATGAAGCAGAGAACCATGTTTCAGGGTTGAAATTGTCAGGTTCACCAAATTGAGCAACTAAGTCGGCTTCGGTTCCCAAAAGAACTGGCTGACTAATTGGCCCCCAGTGAGCCACACCAGCAATGCCACCTGTCGTAGTGGCAACCCCCGGAACAATCAGGGTTAGGTCTATCTCAACTATCTGGACGCCTGGAGAAACCAAAAATCCCAAGTTTTTTACTCCTCAGTTCTTTACGCCGCTGAAGTTCTGTGGTATTTATTAGGGGGTGTTCTCTAAGGGAGATTTGTATGTCGGAAGATAAGGATACTGAAAATGAAGTCGAACATACCGGAAAAAAGGCACCGCCATTACATACCCAAAAACTCTTTCGGGGGGATTGTCTTGGTGTTCTGAGTAATAAAGAGTTGGTTCCGCCTAAATCTGTTGACCTGATTTATTTGGACCCCCCCGAGTTCAATATACATGGACGGGCTGAACAGGTATGGAGGGATGACGGTGGTGATGTAGGTCCAAACCACAAAGATTCGCTCAATGAGTATCTTGCATGGTTGTGTAAAAGGATATGTGCGTGCTACAAAAACTTGAAAGATTACGGCGTAATATACCTACATTGTTCCCCCCCGATTTCGCATAAAATGCGACAGGCCCTGGAGTGGTCAAATGATTGTTTTGTTGGTGAGATAGTCTGGGTCTATAAAAAGGGAGCCGGTAAGAAGCATGATTCTATCTTTTGTTATGCCAAGAACAAAACCAAGGAAATGAGGAAATGGTACAAGCGAAACGATGTATGGGAGATACCTGATGTTTTATCTAGTGAGCGATTGTATAAAACTGAAAAACCTATTGCTCTCATGGAGAAAATCCTGGAAACAACGACACCTGAACAAAAAGTTCTCGACCCGTTCTGTGGCGGGGGAACGATGCTCATCGCAGCGGAAAAAATGAACTGTTCCTGGGTTGGTATCGATATGTCACTTCTTGCTCTGGAAATGACCAAGAACCGGTTGATTGAGTGTAATCGGGAGAAGGTTCTGGAGGGTTACAAGAAGAAACGACCAAATCCAGATGACCATGTCACTGTCGTACCGATGAGTGATTTCAAGGATTACTATTTCGACAAGGATGGGGTGCTACATAAGAGACGTAAGTTTCCTGGAATCATTTTACCAGGAGAATGATAGATGAAATGTCGATATCAAGTTACATGGGTTGTAAAAACAGATGATGGATATCCAATAGAGACTGGTCTTTATTGTCGTACCGATGAAGAAGCAAAATTAACTTTTGATATGATGCAAAAAATAGGAGGAATATCTAGTCTTCAAATACGATATTTGAATAAAAACGTACAGCCCCCCCGTAGAAATCTATCTACGTTTGCATTTTTCTAACGTTCATTCTCTCGCCATGACTTATCAATCTTTCCCCCACTACCTCCATAGAATGGGTCGGATTCACCAAAACGATCATCCATATCAATCTCGTTGGCAAGCTCCGGGAACAGCCAATTCTTCCCAGACTTATCACTTATCACATGCGTGGTGGTATCTTCCGGGATATCTCCTATATCCCGGAACCCAACTGCTCTCGCTTCATCCTCTATTTGCTTCTGATGCATATCACGGATACGTTTTCTAGCATCAACATCAGTCAGTTCTCGAACGTAGCCCTGATCCTGAAGCCACGCAAACATAACTAGACACATGACTAAATCATCATTACCTTCTTCGGCTGCCCATGAATCCCTCAATTTGGCAAATCGTTGTAACTCTTGGAGGATATTATAATCATTCGTGAGAATCTGGTCATTTTCGATGAGGGTTTTGAGGTTCGAACATCCAATTCTCTTTACTGTTTTGTCCATTTTGAGACCAAGTCGAGCCCCAACGGCATAACCACCAGATATCGATTGCCCATGCTTGCCCGTGCTAGTGGGGGAAAGATTGATAAGTCATGGCGAGAGAATGA